ACTCAACCATCTCATACTTTTTATGGTACTCAGCAGATACGGCTATGACTACATAGTCCCAAGGTTCGATACGTTCCCAGTTCATCGACCCCACACCTTACCATCTACAATAAACGTGCCATCTTTTTGAATAGGAATGACTTGTGGAGTTACTACGTTACCTTCGACACGCAAGATACCAAATCCTTGTTGCCATGTGAATAAACCACCCTTGATATACTTAGCATCCTTGTACTTCATGAGGTTGCCAACTTCCATACCCCAGATTGTTTTAGGTGTGCTATCGCCATAGGCTTGAGTCGAATGGGTAAGACCCATGCGGTGAGTATGTCCACATACAACACTCTTGCCTGTACGCTTGGCTAGGTTAAGGGCTGTAAGCCCTCCTGTGGAGTTGATAGAGCCTTCATCGCCATGCATTAGCAACCAGTTAGGAGCCAACTCATATGGCTTGGTATGGTAGGTAGCACCTATATCATCTAAACGTAGGAACTGGGGCAAGTCTAACTCTGGTAGCCCTAGTAACCCAGGTGCTCTCATCATTACTGTATTGAATAACCTATCAGTATGATTGGAGCGTATCATGTGCTTAACTTTAAGTGATTCTAATACTCTAGTAGTAGTGTCCCTGTCTCTGCCAATAGAGCGTTCATACTCTAATGGTGTGCCTTTAGCCCATTTAGATATCGTCTGCATATCCATTTCATCACCAACTGATACGACTTCGGTAGGTTTGTACGCTTTGATGAACTTTGCTAGGTTCTCAACTGCCCGTTTATCGTGGTATGGTATCTGTAAATCTGATACGCAAACTATTGTTTTCATGGTTTCTTCTTTATTTTTATCTTTACATTAGAAGGACCCATCATCCCGATACCGTAATTGTCACTTGGTTTAGGGTCTTCTATTAAGTCAAGAACTTTCCAATACGCATCATCTTTAGAAGGTGCCTCAACTTCTGCATAGATACGATTTCGTTGGGTTAAAGTTACTTTATATGTCTTCATTCGGTATCCCATTTCCCTCTAAGTACTAGCAATCCTATAATTGCGTAGTTAGCCATATCTTTAAACGTATCTTCTAAACTCTCATGCTCTGGGTCAGCATTGGTATCTACTAGGTTATTTAACCGAGCCAACTTATCCCACAGGCGTACACGTAACCCATTTAATGCACCGCCGGGAGATTGGGCTATGTTTTTAGGACCGTAATCGTGATGCTTACTAATTAGTAAATCAATCAACTCTTCTGCTATATTTTGAGCGTCACTTGCAAATCTAGCATGACCCATAAACTCATCTAAATATTGAGTCGCGGTATCGTTATCTCCACTACTAAGTCCGTACTTGTTATAGTTTGCTTGGTTATATTCAGACCATGCGACAGCAGATAGTTTAGGATTGTCCATACTTCTTCACGCTCCAGTTTCGTCATTTTTAGGGGGTTCATTCTCTAGTAGTTTCTTTAGTTCAACATTGAAGTTGCTCATCTGCTCATCAACAACCATCTCTTCTATAAGATTTTGCATCCCTTTAGGACTGATTTCTGCAGCGTATAATGTAGCGTAAGTAGATTGAGTTATACGCGATATCTGTTCTGGATTATTGGCATATCCATATATACAACGTAGTAGTGAACCAATCATTAGAGAGTAACCACCCGGAAGGATTAGTTTAGGGTCGAATACTTCTTCTCCACCTTCTTCAACTAAATGGTCTGTCGCTTCAAATACATTAGCGAACCGTTCTCCGCATACAGAACAAGGAGGTATGGGAGGTAACTTTCTATTACTCATTTAAGCCAGCCTTTTCTTTGATATAGTCTGAACCATACTTTACGTAACAACTATTAACATCTTCTCCGTCTGGCATGGCGACGATAGTAACTGGCAATTCTCTGGCAAGACTAGAGGCGAATTCTTTCCCCGGTTGGTCTCCATCTGCAAAGACAAAGACTCGTTCAAAGTCCGCAAGTAATCTAGTGTAGTGTTTCTTCCAACTGTTTGCACCCGGTACTCCAACACAGGGGATGCCAACACAGCCACTAAGAGTAATAGTGTCCAACTCACCTTCACACACTCCAATCCAGTCACCAGCACGTTCAATATCTAATACGTTATACATCTTTGTCTCAACACCTGTCATGCCCATATACTTTGGCTCAACTGCAGGATTAAGAGAACGGAAACGGATATCAACAACACCCGTTTTAGTAATGTAAGGTATCGAGAGGCGACCGATGAATGCTTCATGACCAACCTCAGGCTCCACGACTACGCCGTATCGAGCCACCCGTGCTACTTCCCGAGTTATACCCCTGCTTAGTAGGTAATCTTCTGCCTGAAAGATGTTTCCCGCGTACTTGCTCATGGCTTTCCCCAGTAATTCCTTCTGCGATAGACTTTGCTTCATTTATATCCACCCCCTCTTTCCTAGCAATAATTTGAATACTGTTGCCCTGCATACCGCAAGCAAAGCAATTAAATATGTTGTCTTGCGTATTGAAACTTGCGCTTGCGTGTGCATCATTATGGAATGGACACTTTATGTTTACTTGTCTGCCAGTACGAGTAATATTGGCACCATAATGAGCCAAAACTACTGCAATATCAGGTAAATCATCCACCGAATACATCGCCCAACCTTAATACTAAGTAAGCATCAGCAATAGACTTGCCTCTTGCTTTAATTACTACTGCCGCTAGGACTTCTTCCCTTTGGAAGCCTCTTGCTTGCGCATAATTCGTTGCTTCTGTTTGAGCCTCTTTCGTCCAACCAGAGAGGTCAATGCGACCTGATTGACCCGGGGCTTTCGCTTCAATAACCCCAATATTTCCAAGGAAGTCCGCTCGAATAGCCACATCCCCTTCATCCTTTGCCCCAGTACGTGCAAGCCTTTCCGCATCGTACCCATGAGCGCGAAACCAGTCTTTAATATCTGTTTCAAAGGTTGCTCCCCTTACTTTGTGTGATTTACGGCTCGTCATGGTATGCCACCAGACTTATAATGTCTCGATAGGCATAGATTAACCCATTGGTATACTCATGATTCTTAATTAACTTACTACAAGAAGAACATTTTACTAAACCTAAACCATTATTTTTGATTACATCTGTATGTAACTGTATTTTCTGATTGAGTGCACCGATTAATTCTTGTGAGTTCATAAGTTCTCCGGTATGTCTTCAACGTACATGTACTCAGGGTTAAATGCTAACCAAGTCATGAGACTTCCGCCTGCATCGGCTTTACCGTATCTATTTTTGACTGATGCCACGCCCATTGACGTGCCAACAGTGCCAAGCGTACATATGAGGGCAGGTAACTGAGAAACCTTCCCTTGTATCGCGCTTCTTGGCTGACAAGGGCTTCCAGGAACTGCTTCCGAAGTGTGGTGTAGCACGACAATCGCTGCGTTAGTTGCTCTAGCAAGGTACTTCAACTCCTTCATAATGGCTCGCATGGATGCGAACTCTTCACCACCATCTGTGGCTACGTCCATTAGGTTATCTATTACAATTAATGTTGGAGGACAACCCCATAACTCTTCAAAGGACTGCACCTCTTCATCTATATCTTGAAGGGTTGGGCTAGATTCAAATGACCAAACAATATGACTGCCCTTTTGTAGCACAGCCTTAGTCCAACCAATATCATTGTTTAACTTTTGCTCAACATCACTCTGGCTCTTGCCAGAAATCATGGATGCTAAACGCATAGCCATAGTATGCGCGTTGGTGTCTGCTGAAATATAGAGAGTTGGGACGTTAGTTTTAAGAGCAAGTGCTAGGGCAAGTGTAGATTTACCTGCCCCCGGAGCACCCGCAAACATCGACACTTCTGAACGTCGAATAACAATCTGATTAGATTCAAATGCTTTAAAGCAACTAGGGAGAGGCTCGCCACCTATCGAAGCACGTCCCACAGACCTCGTAAGTGTACGCATTACATCCCCTCCCTAATCTTTTAGAACGGTATTGGACCTTGTTCTAGTTCACTGGCTTGCATTGGTCCACGCCCTGAGGCTGTGGACATACCCACATCGCGTACGGATTGCCCGTCTTTGATGATACTCCCGACTTGTACTTCCTTGCTCCGTGCAGACATGTTGGACCACTTGTTGGCGTAGCGGATGGAGGCGCTACCGGGGCTG